TGTTGGAAGAACTGACCAACGAAACCAGTGGCACTGCGGACATGAGTGACTGGCAAGTTGACCCAAGCAAGGGGCTTTGGAAAAACACCGCCACGGGGGAGGAGTGGTACACCGATCCTTGGGACCCAACTAAAGAGGGTCTCAGTGGGTACGACATTATGAAAAGCGCAGGCGCGCTTCCGGATAGCGTTGCACGTCCGCCAAGTATTAGCGGAGGGGCTGGAGGTACTGGAGGTACTGGAGGTACTGGAGGTACTGGAGGTACTGGAGGTACTGGAGGTACGCCGACGCAACCCAGCGGCGGGTCGGACATTGCGCAACTGCTTACCCTCCTTGGCATTGGACAATCAGGCTACTACCCCGCGCAGGCGCAGGCTCAGCAGGAGGAGCGGCCTTGGGAAGAGTTTATGGACATTTCTTCTGCGTTTGACCCAACAAGGCCAAGCGGTTCTGCTAGCCAAAACAACCGGCAGACGACTAAAATTGCAACTGGCGGGTATCTCGATGACCTGCTCAAGCTTCTTAAATAAGGGGAATCGAGATGGATGACTTTGAGCAAGACTGGGCCGACATGATGGCCGGTAACTATACGTGGGACGAGCTATCTAACAACGTTGATACCGGATATTACAGCTCTGACGACGCTGCTTTTGAGCAGGACTGGAATGACGTGCTTTCGGGGAAGTACACGTTTGACGAGGTGGCGTCCGGTGACGATATCAAGAGCGATGCGGAAATGCTGCAATGGGCTGCTAACTCCGCGCCGGGGTTTGTTTCCGGGCTTGTGAAGAAGCTGGGCAGCTCCGCCGGGAATTTTCTCAAGAAATACTTGTACGATCCGGAAACCGGCAACTACAACTTGGCTGGGCTCGCTACAGCCGCTGTTGGGTTGTATAACGCTTTTGGCAGCGACTCCTCTGCCTCCGGTGGCTACAACAAGCCCGTACCCAAGATGGACATGGTTCGTCAGCAGGTGCAGTACAACGACCCTAACCGCCGTCCGGGCGAGTCTGGCCGCCAGTATTTCACCGATACGCAGTTTGTTGCGCAAGGCGACGCCGCTGCAAAGACCGCAGCTCAAGAAGCCGCTGCTACACAGGCCGCAGGTCTGGCTGCTATTGCACCGAAAGCCACAGAAAACGTTAACCCTTGGGCTGGCAAGATGAATCTGGCCGCCCTGAAGCCCGCAGAGAAAGCCGCTGTCGTTCAGCAAGCTGCTAGTCTGCCCCAAATCCCAACAGCTGAAGGGTTTGCGCCTGCAGCTGTACCAACTGAAGGAAACGCTATGGCACACGGCGGTATCGCTAACCTAGCAAAAGGTGGTCGCTACCTGTCAGGTAAAACTGACGGCATGGCTGATAAAATCCCCACGTCTATTGACGGCAAAGACCCTGCTGCGCTGAGTCACGGGGAGTTCGTGATCCCTGCCGATGTGGTGTCCCACCTTGGTAACGGTAACTCTGACGCTGGCGCCCAAAAGCTGTACGACATGATGGCTCGTATTCGCAAGGCCCGCACCGGAAGCGAAAAGCAGGGTAAACGCATCAACCCGGACAAGTTCATGCCGGGTGGTCTGGCTCAAGCCTACGCTGCTGGCGGCGCTGTTAAAGGGTTTTCCGGACAAACCGGTAGCTCTGTGACTTCCAACACCGCGACAGGCAATACCGCAACCGCAGCTGGGATCGCCCCCGACACCTCCAAAACCTCCACTCTGTCCCCATGGGTCGGTGACTACGTCACGAACGCGCTCGGTCAAGGCGCTGCGCTGGCGAATCAACCGTTCCAAGCCTACACCGGCCCACTGACGGCTGGCCCCTCAAACCTGCAGAATCAAGCGTTCGCCGGCACCAGCGAGCTGGCGCAGGCTGGGTTTACCCCCGGCACGTTCAACACCGCTGCCGCCAATCAGTACATGAACCCGTACCTGAGCGCAGCACTGCAACCATCTCTGGACGAAGCCCGTCGTGAAGCCCAGATTTCTCGTTTGGCAGACGCTAGTCGTTTGACCAAGGCGGGTGCGTACGGCGGTGGTCGTCAGGCCATCATGGAGTCTGAGCTCAACCGTAACCTGATGGACAAGCAAAACAAGATGCTGGCTGAGGGTTACGCCACTGCGTACGACAAAGCGATGGGCCAGTTCAATACTGAAGAAACTGCACGTAAAGGAGCTGCAGACTTTAGTCGTGGCGTCCTTAAAGACTTGGCCGATCTCGGCGCACAGCAGCGCGGCATCGAGCAAGAAGGTATCGCAGCAGACAAAGCAGCGTTTGAAGAGCAACGCGATTGGGCATACAAGATGCCCCAGTACCAGCTCGACCTGCTCAAAAACCTGCCAATTAAGTCTGAAACGACAAGCATTGACCAGACTACCTTGCAAAAATTGCAAAGTGACATCTCGGGCCTTGCGGGGCTGTATCAAACACTGGCTAACCTTGGCCAAACTGGGGGCTAATACATGAATCTCGTCAAAGCACAGGCAGTAGCCAACGATCTGCCGATCTCTGAGCTGCAGAAGTACGCCAATGGGTTCAATCCGGACATGATCCCCCCATGGGTAGCAGCAGGTGTTATGCAGGAGAAGATGGCTACCCAGCAAAAGCTGGCCAACATGCAAGGCGCCGCGCAGGGTGAACAGCCCAGTGTCAAAGAGCAGATCGAGCAAAAAGCCGGTCTGATGGCTCTGCAGCAACAGATGAAGCAGCAGTCGGCGGGTGGTATGCCTCCCATGGGCTCCATGCCTGTGCCAGAAGATGCTCCGCAACCCGAAGCCCAGCCCGAAGCGTTCATGGCCGCTAGCGGCGGTTTGGCCCGCCTGCCCGTGCAGTTTGGTTTCAACGGCGGTGGCATTGTGGCGTTTGCGGAAGGCGGCAAAGCGTACGAGACTCCGTACGACCGGATGAACCGAAAGAATCGTGAGGCTGAGGACGCCAAGCAAGTGATTGAGATGCCCGCCGGTACGTCCCAGCAGGAAGCCGCGCAAGTGCAAATGGAGAACCCCGACGCCGTGGTCCGCGTTGCCGATTCTGGCAAAGGCTGGAGAGACCTTGCTGCAAACCAAGCTGCGCTGCGAGAAGGTATTGCCAAGGCCCTGACGTACAGTTCTGACAAGGCCGCTATGGATGTGCCCCCGCAGGCCAGCTATTCCAATGAAGGCCGTCGCGCAACGCCGTTCAAACCGGCTATGGATAAACCCGAGACTATGCAGGGCCAAGGAGCAGGAGCTCCTGCTCCTCAAGCAGCCCCTCAAGCCGGTTTGCCCGGTGCATTGCCTGCTGGTCGCTCCCAAACGAGTCCAATGCAAGCCGAAGCTTTGCAGGCGATCCGTGGGCTTCCCAGTACTGCACCTACTCCAGAAGAGGCCGTAGCGCAGTCCAACAAGATGCTGCCCGGTGTTGCTAGTGAAGAAGCTCAGCGCAGGATGTACGAAGGCCAGCAGAAACGCATTTCTGATCTGGAAGCCCAGTACGCCAAGTCGCGCCCTAGCGGTCTGGATGATCTGATTCGTGTGTTTGGCCAAGCTGGTCAATATAAGGGCCTGTCCGGACTCGGCCCTGCATACACTCAGAACCGCGAAGCCAAGCGTGCTGATGAGCTGAACTTCCAAGCCAAGATGAACGCGCTTCGTGCCGACACGGAGAAGGACGAACAAACCGGTGCCCGCGATCTGTTTGGTAAGCGCAGCGACTTGTTCAAGACTGGCACAGAGCAGTTCGGCCAGAACATTCGCGCTAAGGCCCAGAATTTGGCCAACATTTACCAAGTTGACCAGCAGGCGGTTAACAGCATGTTGTCAAACGCCACCCACATGGCGACGGCACGGATCAATGCCGACCAGAAGCTTAACGTACTGACCCCCTCGCAAAAAGCCGAGATCGTGAACAAAGCAATCGACAACGTGGCCAACGAGCTGAAGGGCAACCCCGCTCTGATGGCGCAGTCGATGAAGGACCCCGGCTTGCGGCAGCGGTTGGTGAACCAACAAGTCGAGCTGTTGATGAAGGCCGCTGGCGGGACTACAATGGCGGGAGCCCCCGGCGCATCAGGCCCCGGCGGAACCATGTCAGGCTGGGGGAAAGCTTCAGTCGTTAAATAGAGACCATCATGCCACTCTACCGCATCACAGCACCGAACGGACAAACCTACCAGATTGAGGGCCCAGACGGGGCAAGTGATGCGGAGGTAGCGCAAGCGGTCTTAGCGCAGTACCCCGAAGCCGGGCAGCTGCCGCAGGCACCAAAGCAGTCCACTATTGGCAGTGAGTTCGTACGAGGCGCCAAGCAGTTAGGCTCCTCTACGCTTACAGGCCTGCAGGCGCTGGTAGGAAGCCCTGAAGAAGCTGCACAACGCGGCGTCGCGCGCGGCCAAGCTATCTCCGAAGCTGCTGGCGAAGGCCCCTCGTTCGAGGCGGTCAAGAAAGCCTACGAAGACAAAGGCCTGCTATCTGCAGCAGGCGAAGCCGTTTCTCAAATCCCCCGTGCTCTTGCTGGGCAGGGCGCTCAGCTAGGTACCATGGCCGCTGGCGCGCGTCTGGGCGCTATGGCTGGCTCTGCCGTTATGCCCGGTGCCGGCACCGTGATTGGTGGCGCCTTGGGCGCTGGCGCTACGCTCCTTCCGCAGTTCTTTGGCTCTAACGTCGAACGTCAAGCTGCCGAGCAGATGGAGCGTGGGGAAGACGTCAGCATCGACCGTACAAAAGCCGGTATGGCGGCTGCCGGGCAGGCCGCTATTGAGGGGGCCGGTACAGCATTCACACTGGGTAAGCGGGTAGTCAAGGGCGTGCTGGGCATCGCAGACGATGCAGTCCTGTCCACTGCCAAGGCGCAGAAAGAATTGGTCAAAGCTGCGGAGCGTTCCCTGTCTGGCACCGTAGCCCGTGGCGCCGCCCGAGGCATGACGGAGATCCCGGTTGAAGTCGCCCAGCAGGTTATTGAGCGTGCACAGGCTGGCCTCGATCTGACCTCCGAAGACGCCCTGAAAGAATACGGCGAGTCTGCATACCAAGCTGCCCTGATTGGCGGCCCGTTGGGCGGAGCGGGTAACGTGGTTGACCGCAGCGGTGCCCGTGCAAAGCTTGAAGCCCAACGTCGGGAGCAAGCTACTATGACGCCGCCCGAGGCGCCAGCTCCTGAAGCGCCAGCCCAAGGCGAACTGTTCACCCCAGAAGAGATGGGTGTGGGACAAGCCCCCAAGCAAGAGGAACCCGCAGCTACCCAGCCTGCGCCCGCAGTGCCCCAAGCGGCGCCAACCCAGCAAGACTTGGGCTTGGACTACCAACGTGAGGTCGAGGACCTGTTCCTTGAGCGCGAGCGCCTGAAAGCCGCTGAGCAAACCCCCGAAACCACGCAGCGAATCGCCGACCTGTCCGAGCAAATCAAGAGCTACCTTGAGATGGACTTTGCTGAGAAGCAGGCCCAGAAAGCGCAAGATGCCGAGCAGGCGCGTCAAGACGAGCGAGCCCGTGAAAGGTTCCCTGCACTGGCCAATGCCCCGGAGCTCATGGCGCAGTCTGACGAGGTGAAAGCCCGCACGCAAGGTGAACTTTTCCCCGCTGAAGAACTCGGCGGCAGGTTTGAAGGCCCGCAAAAGACTGAGCCGACCGAAGCTGCGAAGCCAACGCAGCCTACCCCTGTGCCACCCTACAAGCGTACTGGCCCGTACCAGTACAAGCTGCCTTTGCGTGGCCGCGCCGGCGAGATCACCATGCAGAACCTGATGGACATCGGGCTGCCAATGCGCACCTCCAAGCAGTGGCTGGAGCAGAATGTGGTTGGTAAGACCCGCGCTGAGATCGCCGACATGATTGCAAAGGACCCGAGCCTTACCCAAGGCCGAGGTGCCCGCGCATTGATCTTGCGGGAACTGACCGCACCCGAAGTTAAACCGTTCAAGGAGGCCCCAAGTGCGCCGACTGCCCCTGTTTCTGTCGCTCAAGAGCGACCTGAGCCCCGAGCAAGTGAGCCTAGCGTGGCAGTTCCTAGCGAGCCTGCCACCGTACAACCCCCTGCTGCCGGAAAGCCAGATACCCAGCCCGCCGGACGAGCTCAAGGACCTGTCAGCAGCGGACTGGTACCTGCTGGAAAACCTGTTGGACAACGAGATGCACCTCAAGGAGCACAGCCAGCTGCAGTGAAGGAAGAGCCAAAGGCCCGCAAAGAGCGTACGGTTAAAGAAGCCCCGCTGCCTGAAGAGCCGACCACCCCTGCAGTGCAGCAGCTGGAGAAGGCCAAGACTCTGGCCGAGTTCAACGCTGCTATGGATCGCCTTGTGGAGATTCAGCAGTCCAAAGCGCATCCTGAGAAAGAAGCCGTAGGCGAGTTCATTGGCGCCAACGAGCGCCACCCTGCGTTTGCCAAAGCCTTTGAAGCTGCCGTCGAGCGCGCACGCAAGAAACCGCAAGCCCCTGCGAAAGCAGCTCCGGCTGAGCGCGACATTGAGGAAGCCCCCAAGAAGGTTGAAGCTGCTCCGCGCAAGAACGACGCATACTACGAGCCCATCGGCATCAACAAGAAAACCGGCAAGATCATCCGTGGCCCGCAGCAGCTCCTGCAGCCGATCGACGACAAGACCGCCAAGGCCTACTTGGAAGAGCGTGCTACTCGCAAAGAGGAAGACGCCATCACCAAGATGGAAGAGCTGCCGTCCAAGCCGAAGAAAGACGAGCGCCAACTGGAATTGGACTTCAATGCGCCAGTCAAAGAGGAGCCCGCAGAGGTAGTCGAGGCGTTCGACCAGAAAGCGCTCAAAGCGCTGGAAGGCGCGTCGCTTGTAGACGCAGCAAAGTGGGCCTCGGAGAACCTTACACGCCCAGACTACAAAGTGATCGCCCAGCGTGTATTGGTCAAGCTGCAGCAGCTGCAATCACTTGGCGCGGTACTGAAGCCAGTGCAGATCACAAAAGAAGGCTACGCATTAACTGGCGGGGCTCGCGGGCGCACAATTTATGAAGCTGGGCGCGCAGGCAGTAAGAGCTCTATTGAAATCATTTTGAACCACCCGTCAAACGGAGAAAATTCTGGGGTTGTTCCTGAAACGATCCTGCACGAGCTGCTGCACGCCGCAACGCTGGGCACTATTGAGCTTGGAAAACGCCGATCCGCTGCCGGCTCTAAAGTCGGAGACGCTACCCGCGAGTTGCTCAAAGTAGGAAGCGCCGCGATCGCGCACTTTAACGCAAGGGTTAAAGAAGGTGACGCCAACCTGACCGAGTTTGAGAAACGCATCTACCGTGGGCTCAACAACGCGATGAATGACGAGCATGAGATTTTGGTTTGGTCTCTGACCAACAAAGACATGCAAGAGTACATGGAGTCTATCCCCTACCAAGGGCAGACCTTGTGGAACAAGTTCGTCACGCTGATTCGTGACATGCTGGGCATCCCGGCGAAGGCAGATACCGCGCTCTCTGAGCTGCTGCGCGTTGGCGATACGATCTTGGGGCTTACGAAGGAAGACATCCAAGGCGCTGAGAAGCAGGTTGGGAAACAGTTCCAAGTCTCCGTTGGTACGGAAGCCCTGATCGACTCGATGGGCCCGCTGGATGCCAACCAATCGCATGGGCTGAAGCGCTTGATCGACGGCGTGAAAACTCTGCCAGAGGGTGTGAGCTACGCCACCAAGTTCCGTACCCAGTACGCTGACTCCGCTGCTACGATCGAGCATCGTTTGCGTGAGAAGTTTGATGGCGCTGTGCGCGACAGCCTTGGCAACGTGAACCCAATGGGCCTGTACCGCCAAGCGCAAGACTACTCCAAGATGCTGCTGGAATACTTCCAGACTGGCACGCTGGTCAAGGACAAAGACACCAAGATGTGGCGCGCCGAGACAGGCGAAGGCGTACGTGCCCCGGCTAAGGTGTATGAGCTGATCGACAAGTGGGCAGCGAAGAACGGATACTCCCGCGAGCGCGGCACGCAGATTGCCAGCCGTATCCTCGAAGGCGTGCGTCTGGACGCAATGCGCAAAGCCAACCAAACCGAAGGCACCTCGTTCCTGATCCACTTGAAGGACAACGAGATCGACCAGTTGGTTGCCGAGTACAAGGCGGACAAAGGCCTGCAGGAAATGAGCAAGCTCATGGACGAGGCCCGTATGTCGATGATCGACAACATGGTCAAAGTCGGGCGCCTCACTGCCGAACAGGGCAAGCTCTGGAAAGCGTCCGTAGGCTACGTGCCGTTCGACCGCATCGACGACTTTGCAGCTGGGTTCAGCAAGGTCAAGAAGATCAGCGGTAAGGGCCTCGCTCAGCTGGGCAAGCTGCCGGAGCTGGTTGGCTCTCTGAACCGCCCTGTGGGCAATGTGTTCGATAACTACCTGAACACGCTGGGCTGGATGGTCGGCCAAACCATGAAGAGCGATGCTACCCTGCAAACGCTCCGCGCCTTGGAAGACCTCGGTCAAGCCAAGTTCCTTGGTCGCAGTACTCAGCAGTTGGCCAATACCGTCGGCGCTTACGTCGACGGCGAGATGATGTACTGGGAGCTGCCCTCCAAGTACGACCTGATGGCGTTCAAAGACCTCACCCCGCCAAAGGCTGGTTGGATGCGTGCGTTCGGGGAAGCGTCTAACATCCTGCGTAAAGCAGTGACTATCTTGCCGCCCTTTGCGCTCAAGCAGGTAACAGACGACGTGCAACGTGCCATCCTGACGTCCGGTGTGAAGAACCCCGGCGCTCTGCTGCGTATGACGCTGACCAACTTCCCCAAGCTGGCAATGGCTGAGCTGCGCGGTATCCAGCACCCGGTCGTCAAAGAGTTCGGCGCTATGGGCCTGACCGGCGAGTACGACTTCCAAGCTGGCAAGCCGGCAACGTCCTTGCTCAAAGACCTTGGGTACAAGCCCCGTGGCAAAGTGGAGAAACTGCTGCACAAGCTCGACGGCGTGACCCGCGCATCTGATTTGGCAGTTCGTGCTGCCATTTACGAGCAAACGCTAAAGGAAACCAACGATCAGCTCTTGGCGCAGACCCGCGCACGAGAGTTCATCAACTTCCGCCGCCGTGGAGCAAGCGAGCTTGTGGGCGCCGCGACGACCATGATTCCGTTCTTCAACGCCTACGTGCAGGGTATGGACGTGCTGTACCGCGCCGCCTCCGGCATTGATTCGAGCTCGTCGGTCAACCGTGCACAGGCTCGTCGTTTGTTCTGGAGCCGCGCAATTATCGCAACGACGCTGAGTTCGATGTACGCCCTCGGTAAGGGCGACGACGAGGACTACGCAGACATGGACCTGCGTACCCGCGATAGCAACTGGATTTTGCCGGGCGGCTTTAAGATTCCCGTGCCGGGCGAACTGGGCGCCATCTTCAAGGTCATCCCTGAGCGTGTTGTCGAGTACATGCGCCGCAGCGGTACGCCGGAAGAGCAGGAAGCCTTTGAAGCCGTGCGCACTGCGCTGAGCTACATGTACGAGCAGTACGTGGGCCGCGTGACTCCAGTGCCGCAAGCGGTCAAGCCGCTGATCGAAATATGGGCCAACAAGTCGTTCTTGACTGGCCGTCCGTTGGAGGGCTACCACCACCAGCAGCTGGACCCCAGTATGCGCCGCACGGAAGGTACGTCCGAGATGGCTGTTGCGATTGCAAACTTCAGCCGTGCCCAAGTGGGTGTGGAGGTCTCTCCGATCATGATCGACAACGCGCTGCGCGGCTACTTCGGCTCGACTGCAGCACTGCTGACGACCGTGACTGACTCTCTGCTGAACCCAACGCGAGCCGATCGCCCACTGCACAAATGGGCCCTGCTGTCAAACTACATGTACGACCCGGTTGGCACCCGCCGCATGACGGAGTTCTACGAGGCCCGCGACGAAGTGATGAAGGCCAACGTCACGCTCAAAGAGCTGATGAAGACCGACATTGACCGCGCAGTAACCTACGCTGAGGAGCACGCTGACGAGCTCATGCTGGAGTCAGCCATCAACTCTACCTTGCAGCAACTTGAGAACACCCGGGCATACCGCAAGTTCTTGAACAGCAAGGATGGAGCCGACCTGATGGACAGCAGTGAGCGCGCCGACCAGCTCAAGGAAATCAAAGAGATGGAAGTGCAGCTGACAGCGTGGCTACGCGAAGCGAAGACGGCGATTCGTAAGAGTCACTGAACGCGCCAGACGCGGACGCCGTAGCGTCCGTACTCGCACCGGTTACGTACTGCAACACGTATTCCTAGCTCCTTGGCGACAGGGGCTAGGACTGCTTCCGCCTGTTTCTGCGTTGCCGCCGTCGGAAGGAAAAAGGAGCAGCCCAGTTGGAACTGCTCCCACATCACGAAGTACTCGATCCCTTGCAGGGTGACTACCCGCAGCTCGACTTTAGGCGGTTCCGGCGGAGGCGGCGGCTGCTTACTCTGCCTCTTTGTTAAACGCGGTTTCGTCGATGCCAATGACGTCTCCATCGAAGATGTAGCAGCGTACCGCGATACCACTCAAGCCGCCGACAGCACCGGCGCCGATACGGGTAGGGTGTGACTTGCCGTCATGCTTGAGGTACCGGACCATGTTGAGCCGGTGCAGGCTTTCCTTGACGTCCACCTGCCGGGCAGCAAAGTAGTTGCGGAACTCCGAAACCGGAATGGCCAGCTCACGCGAACTCGGGTCGTAGCGCATACGCAGGCTACCCTTGGGCATGACTGCAGGACGCTCAGGCAACCCGCCGGGCGGAGTGTACGGAGCCACCAGCGCGTTGTTCACGTTGTCGTTAATGAACGCACCCAGTGTCTCTTGAGCCAGCGTCAGGGGGTCTGCAATCTCCGTACGGTTCGCCTGTTGGTTCTGCCGGACTACGCTCAATGCAAACTGGTACACATGAGAGATTTCAATCTCATGCAAGTGCAGTCGCTGAGCGATCAAAGCGCCAGTCATGGCGCAGGCCAGCATCGCGGAGTAGAAGCGGTCAGCCTGATCTAGGCCCAGCTCTCGGTCGATCTTGGTCTGCATGTCAACCAGCAGCTTGCGAACGGCGTCCATGTTGGAGATGACGTACTCCATGAAGATAGGCCCTGCCACGCCGTAGTTGGAGACCAGCTTGCCGAACACCTCGTCGATCTCGGACTTGCTGGCACCGGTGTACTTAGGCACCGACACTTCCAACACGCGGCGCAGCTCGCCGTCAGCCGTACTCTTGAATTGCTGGAGCAGGTCAACGATAGAAGCGTTGCCGGACGTGATCGTGAAGTTGCACCACGTCGTGTGGTTGGTACGCAGCTTGTTGGACTGCGACTCCATACGGTGTTTGCCGCGCCCGGCGGTACTGCCGTAGGCCATATCGGAGATCACTTTTGGCTCTTCGTTGGTGATCTCGTCCACCGTAAAGACCAAACTGTTGACCATGCCGAGCATGTGCATCTTGGCGGCGTAGGTGTCTTCCTTCTTCATCAGCAGCTCTTCCGGGTTGCCGAAGATCGAGTTGGCGACCATCTGCGCGGTGGACTTGCCAGAGCCAGAGCCGTTGTGCTTGAGGTGGACGATCGCGCCCTTGACCACGTTCTTAGGTAGCAAGCGCAGCAGCGGCGAGCCAAACCCAAAGAACAGCGTGAGTGCGTGCGGCTCCAGACCCGGGCGGTCGTAGAAGTTGGCGATCTTCTTCCACTCTTCCAAGGTACCGGTAGGCTTGAACGCACTGGCCAGCTGGCGGGTACCGCTAGCAGGGGGTGCGAGCTTTGTGCCCGAGGCCGTATATTCCAGTTCGCCCACAACGAAGCCCAGCATGTCTGGGGTCCAGCCCATCTGGTTGCGGGTGCGGTTAGCAGCGTATTGTGATTGCAGTTTACGAATTGATGATGCAAAATAAGCCATGAGCAGCTCCAGTCGTTTGCCGTAGGCGATGACACCGTTGCGCACCAGCAGGTCACGCAGCTTGTCGGTAGCGAAGAGCGAAGTGGTCGGGGTATAGAAACGTCGCACACCGTCTTTACGCATGTGCAGGTTCACACCCACCATCTCGCCATCTCCATCGCCGTGCTCGTCCGAGTCGAAAAAGCGCTCTGTCAGATACAGGTCATCTGGGTAGATTTCAACCTCTACGTCGTCACCGTCTTTGTTGCGGTCACGGCGGAACACGCCGCCATTGGCGCCTCGGAAATAGGGATACGGATATGCAGGGATCGTCAGCGTGACTGCCGGAGACTCCTCGTCCTCCTCTTTCTCAATCACGTACTGGTCATCAGTGATCTGCGCCTCTTCCACGATCTTGCCGATCAGGATCGGGCTGCTGACCATCTGCTTGCACCCACGGCAGCCTTCAGCGTAGTTGTCCTTGTACCACTGGCAGGTGTAGGGGCCCTTGGTCTCGGCAGCTTTGGCTTCGGTGTCATCGGAGTTGTAACCGGGGTGCGCACGCGAGAGTTTATGGATTGCAGCAGCGCCATCTTCACAGCGCACTGCGATAGACAATGCGGCCCTCCACAGCGGCTCTTCCAGCGTAGCGGCGTCGACGATTGCGTGCTTGATCTGCGCACAGCCTGTACCCTTAACGCTTCTGGACACAATGCGGCTGAAGTCGCACTTGGGGAACGCGCCGCCCATGATGTCACGGGACGCGTCGTCCAGACCAAACTGTTTTGCAGCGGACAAGTCCACAGGCAGCTCAGGCAGCAGCGCAACGAACACGCTAAGCTCAGTAGGCTGGCCCTGCGCCACGATCTGTACGGGGCGGGACTGGCCGTTCTTGAAGTTGTGTGTGCCCGGTATGCGCAGGATACGTGCTATGTCCGCAGTTACCGCTGGGTCAGCGTGGAGATTCTGCTGGGTGCACAAACGCTTGAGAGCCTTGGCGTGCGGGAGCCACTCGTCGGCGGATACGTCGGCGGTCAGCGGCCAGTACACGTGCAACCCACCGCCAGAGTTAACCAGCGTCGGGCTTGGGAGTCCGGTGTCTTTGATGAAAATAGCAAGTGCCTGCGCGGCAGCTGCTTGGTCTACGTACGGTTTACCCGTGCCGCAGTCTAGGTCGAGAAAGAACGCACGCATGTACGCTGCGTTATCTGCCTTACGACCGCCTTGAGCATCCTCAAACGAGGCCAGTGCGAAATACGCATCTACGCCTTGTGAGTCAAGCCCTTCGCCGATCGCGCCTACATCGTCCACTGTCTCTTGGAACGATTGTTTGACCACACCATTGCGGATGCCTACCGTGCAGTAGACCCCCTGTGCGGGCAAAACGGAGTTGAGAAAATCAGTCACATATCCTCGCTGGTAACTGGATGAAAAATGGGACGGCAAACTACTGCCGTCCCAACAGACGAAATCACTTACGCAAACGCGCTGTGAGGTTCGGGATCAGTTCCAGAAACCGGGGGTGTGGCGTTGTCTTTCCTGTCATCCAGTTGTAGACGGTCGCACGAGATGCACTGAGCTTGGCAGCCACCAGCGAGATGGGCACGCCGCGCTCGATGCAAACATCCACCAGCGCCCGGACAACCGGGTGCAGGTTTGCTTTCGCTACTTTTTTGATGAAAAGGGAGTCAAACCCCCGGAGTCTTTTACTCATCGTCGTCAGTTGCCCAGTCGCTCAGGATGTCCGACACGTCTTTGGACGGTGCCGGGGCGGCTTCAGCCTTTGGCTTGGACGCACGCTTGACGGGTTCAGCGTCCTCAACTGCTTCAGCCTTCTTAGCCTTGGCAGGCACAGGGGTCTCAGCAAACGCGGCGGGCAGTGCGGGAGCGCCAGTCTCAGCCTTGGAGGGAACCATCTTGAACTCGACAGCTTGCTTGGCGTCTTCCGTGGCGCTCTGAGCCTTGGCCAGTGTCCACTCGTCTTGCGACAGGGGGCGCACAGCGCGGAACTTCAGAACAGGCACAGCTTCGCTCGTATCGAAGCGAGCCTCGGTCACGATGCCAGTGATTGGGATACCGTGGCCAGACAGGAACTTGCCGAACGCTTGCAGAGGCATCTTGTCGCCGTCAGCCTTACCAAAGTAGGACTTGGCGGGTACCGACATGCGATAGATGTTGCCGCCGATGTCGTTCTCCAGAGCCACGGCCAGACGCTTGCTGTAACGGCAGGCGCGGGACTTGCCATCGCCGGAGCCCTCGATGTTCTGAGGGCAGGTAGCGCAGGCGGCGCTCTGACGGCTTGCTGCGGGAACTTCTTCGTTGGGCACTACACCTTCTGCAGACCAGCAGGTGGGTTTGATGTCTTTGCCTTCTTCGTACTTCTCAGCGTAGAAGGTGCGGGACACGCCCTTGCCAGCGGCAATCACGACCACGTTCATCGACCGGTCTTCGTTCTTGGCTACTTCTTCGCCGCCAACGATCATGCGCCAAACGCCACCCTTGATAGAGATTTGCTTGACCCCGGACGAACCGGCAATGTCTTTGGTGATGCTGTCTGCGGCTTCGCGCAGGTAGTCGGGAACGATGGAACCAGACTTGAAGAGAGTGATGTTGCTCATTTTGATTTCCTTTAACAAAAGTTACTTGGTTGCACGGCGAACCGTGATCGAGTATTTTGACTCGACATTTACACCTGCGGGCATGAGGTTCGGGTTTTCCTTGATGAGTTCCGTGAAGTTGCCTTGGTGGATACGTCGTTCAAGAAGCTCCGGCGCATCATGCTCGCGGATGAACTTGTACATACTGTCCCAGTCGCTGGTCCAGTAGCGGGTCTTAACAGACCGTGTGAAAGAGCCAAACTGCGTTTTGCCGCCGTCCTGCCCAGTTGTCTTGCAGATTTCCAACAGCTCTTGCTCGATCACTCCCATCTGGGCGCTGATCTCGTTGATCTCGTCTTCCATCTGTTTTTGTTTTATGTCGCGGGCGTCTCGCATCTTAATGTATGCCTTGACTAGCGCGCTTGCATCTGCGGTCATGGTGGTTCTCCTTTACTTACGTTGAACAATGTCAAAAATTATACAGTGTCAAACACCGTCGTCAAGCTCTTGTTTGTACAACTCGACAAGACTTTGGTGTAGATCAATTTTGCTCTGGAGCATGGAGTACATCCGACGCTCCACCGGGCTGCCTTCCAGATGGGTGATGGTCACTTTGTTCGTCTGCCCAGCGCGGTGCGCACGGGCGTTGGCCTGCAGGTATATCTCGGTTGACGACACTGGGCCCCACCACACAACCTGATCGGCGCGTGTCAGGGTAATGCCGTGAGCGGTAGCCTGCGGCACCATCAACAGCACACGGGGGTCGTCCTCAGTCTGGAACTCTTTGATGATCTCGGCCCGGCGTGTGGCGGACACCCCGCCGTGAATTACCGCTGCCGTGTACCCGGCCTTGAGCACCTTCTCCTCCAGCATGTCGAGCGTGTGCCGATAGGGCACGAACACTAACACCTTGTGTGATGTGCCTGCGATAACGTCCATCAGCTCGTTGACGCGGTTGGTCACGTCGAACTCAACGACGTCCCTATCGTCCGTATAGACCGCCCCTTGGGAAATCTGGAGCAGCTTGTTGAGCATGGATGCAGCGTTGACTGCGGTTACTTCGCTACCGGCGGCGATTACGGCCATCTGTTTGCGGATAGTGTCATAGTACTTGGCTTGCTGGGGCGTGAGAGGCACCTGCCGCGTGGAGTACAGCATGTCCGGCAAATCAAGGCACTCTTCCTTGGTGAACCGTATGGCGGGCTGCAGGGCTTCGTGCACGATCTCTTGGGCGTTTTGACGTGGCACCCACCGATACTGCGACATCTTAATCATGACCTGATCGCGGAACGCGCCGTAGAAACGCGGCACCTTATCTGGGCTGACCATCTTGGCTAGGCCGTACGCATCCAGCGGTGACTGCGACGCAGGGGTACCAGTCATGAGCCACAGGCGAGTGCCGGGCTTAATGAGCGCCGCGAGGTGTTTCCACCGATCGGTCTGCACGTTCTTTACGGCGTTCGCTTCGTCGACGATAATGAGATCGAAGCCCCCTGCCTGCAGTTCGGGAGAGACTACCTTTACGCCGTCAAAGTTGATGATGATGAATTCGTAGTTCCCGTTAACCACAGCGGCTCGCTGAGTTCGCGTGCCTTGGGCGATAGCCACCGTCCGGTGCATCACGGTCTTGAACAAGTCTGAGCGCCATGCTGTCTCCATGATAGAGACGGGGCACACCACCAGCACACGCTTTACTTTGCCTTGGGTCATGAGGTAGTCAGCCGCCCACGCCGCCGCAGAGGTCTTGCCCGTGCCCGCTTCGTTGAACACGTAGCACCGGGGGTGCAGAGTCAAGAACTCCGCTGTGGTGCGCTGGTGCTCAAACGGACGGTACATACCGGGCCACTTGTAGCGGCCAAGGATGGGGCTGGGCACGTCTCGTATGCCCAGATTGCGTAGTAGTTGCACCTCGTCAAAGCCCCAGTTGACGAGTACTTGGTCGACGTCGCCGTTGCTGGCTACGACCTTGCTCTTTGGAATGATCGTTGTGATCTGCGACGCTTTACGCGTGTTGAACAGCAACGCTTTGTCTTGCACGACTTGCATGTTGCACCTCGATAGAAAACACTTAAAAAACAAAAAGAGCCGGGTAGTTGCCCACCCAGCTAAATTCAAGGAGAATCACGTTGCCAGTTGTCGCTGGCAACCAAATCTTACATTACTTTTTGCGCTCGCGCTTGGAAATTTGCGACTTCATTGCGCCCGTTTTTGTGCGAGAGAAGCTCGTGTTCTCGCCCTGCGGTACCGCCCGCAGATTGCTCAGCTTGGACGTGCCGCCTTTGGACATAGCCTTCTTGTGGTCTACATCCACGTCGGCTGGCAGATCGCCGTGGGCTTTCTCGTATGCTCGACGCGCCTTGTGGCGCTCGGACTGGGCTTTGAGCTGGGCGGGGGTGCCCTGATAGCGCTCGTATTCCTGCTTGTAGTTGCGTTTAGTGGCCATTGTTGTACTCACATGAGGAGACTGGACAGAAGCGGCAGAGGGCGGAACTGCGCGGGTTAAACACCCCTACGTCCACTGCCTTCTCAATACTGTTCGCCCGGCCACCCCACTTGGAGAGGATGTCGGGCAGTTGTTCCCGGCTGAACTCGGCTTTAATGATGTCACCGACGACCACAAATAGCAAGACCCCGCGCACTCTCTCAACCGCAGGATGGTGCAGCATGACCATGGCAGCCATGAGTTCGAGCTGGGAGGTGTCGGCGTAGCGGCTTGACTTGCCTGTTTTGTAGTCGGCGACTCTGGCGGTCTTGCCGTTCTTGCTTATGGCGAGGTAGTCTGGGATACCCCGGAACCATACGTCTTTGTCAAAAAAGCCACACGGGCTAAAGTCATTTCGGATACCCATCTTTTCTTCGCACCGGATGTCGCCCGGGTGCTGTGCGAGGGGCTCAACGAATGGCTTGTACTGTGCGAATTGCTCGGGTAGCGCGATGCCATCCCGGATGAACTCTTCAAAGGCTTTGTGTACTGCTGTTCCATATAGAGTTGCTTCAGTGTCTTTTGATTTGAATTTTTTGAGAATACGGACTTCGTTGTACCGACGAGGGCAGCCCTCGTAGTCCTTGACCGACGAGTAGGAATGTGCGAGTGCCATAGAAAACTACCAGTTGATTTGCCAACCTGCAGTTTAACAGTCCCCATAACTTTTGCCTACACCGGATTCGCAGGACAGGGGTAGGCCAGCGGCCCACTTGGGGTTCCAGCTCATGCACTCCTCCAGATAGGCTTGTGCCACGTCCGCTTCGTCTTCCTTGGCGATGATCGCCACGGCGTCATGGACGGTCAGCACGACCTTGTACCGCTTGGATACGCGGAGCATCTGTTCTGCAACGATGCAGCGTGCGATGGCTTGGGTGAAGTTCTCCACAACCTTACCGCCGTAGATTTTCACCGGCAGGCCCTTGGACGTATAGACAAAGTTGGTCTTGCCCTCGCCGTCCGTTTCGCGCCGCAGGTTCGGGTACTGGATGAACAGCCCGCTGGGTAGTGTCAGCCCCTTGTCGGGTACGGCCTTGACGATCCCGACCGCGTCGATCGTGAGCGTTTGCTTGTTGTAGAGCGCGTGAAGCCCTTCGCCTGCTTCGTACCAGAGGTCGGCAATTCGGCTGGAGCTTGAACGGTACGTGTCAATAATGCGCTTGGCTTCCTCAAGCGTAACTTCAACGCCTGCTTGGGTCTTGAGGAACATCTGTAACTTCTTGTGCCCGACTCCGTAACCAGCGCCAAGAACAACAGTTTTGCCAACCTGTCGTTGTGTTTTGTCGACTGCATCAGTCGTGACACCGTAAATTTTCGACGCCATGAGTTTGTAGACATCTTGTTTGTCCTTAAAAGCTTGCACCAGATCGTCCTGCCCAGCCAGCCATGCCAGCGTACGAGCTTCGATCTGCGCAGAGTCGCAGTCAATCACAACGTACCCCTCGGGGGCCATGATTGCTTTCTTGATCTTGCCGGCGTTGTTGCCGCGTGATGGGAGGTTCTGCAGGTTTACAGAATCTTGTCCAGACCACCGCCCGGAGTGAGCACCGTAGTAACGAAGAGGTACAGGAAACTTCCCACGGCTAGACATGCCAATAAAGCGTTCCGTACGAGTCTCTTCAAGTGTTGTCTTGTTTCCAAGTCGCGCTTCCACGAGGGCTTGAACTCGCTCATCATCGTGCTCCTGTAAGGCCTTGAAGGCTTCGTCAGTCTTGGCAAACGCATACGCGAGCTTGCCTGTGGTCGGACTGATCTTGGTTGGTGGCGTAACGCCAAGCGACTCAAGCGCTTTGGCAAACTTGTCGTTGGACATCAGCAGCTTCTTGATGCCGTCCATACCCTCGGTGTAGATAGCGTGCACGTACTCCGGGTCTGCGTCCTTGAGCATGTTGTCGCGCACAGCTTCGAGCAGAGCTTGCTTGCGCTCTTTCACGTCAACCAAGTGGGCACGAAGGTGGGGCGCATCGAGGGTTAGCTCAGGCTCAATAAACATGCGCAGGGTCAAGTCGATCAGGCGCAGCTCCAGCTTCGGAAAGCCCATGCCCATGTACATGGTGAACAGCTTGTAGGTTAGCTCCACGTCGTTGATACAGTACATGCCGTAGCGGTGCAGCTCTTCCGGGCCGAAGTCTTTGTACCGTTTACCGATAGCCAGCAGGACTTCCTCGCCCTTGACGCCCACGCCCATACGCTCGGCCTGAGCCTTCAGGCTATGCGACTTCTCATGCGGGAACAGGGCACGTGACATGCCCATGATGTCGACCCACACAGCAGGGCGGATAGCTGAGCGCCACGCCATGATGGCGCCGTCGAACGCAGTGTTCTGCGCCACGACCATAGCATCCGTCCAGTCGAAGTTTCGCAGGTACTGCTCGGCTTGAGGGCGCGGCACCCACACAGTAGGTTCTGCATTGACCTTGATGGCAAAGCCAATCGTCTCATACTGCGGGGAGCGCACGTACTCTTCTGTTGTGATCTTGCTGAGACTGTACTCCCGGTCGTAGTACGTCTCGAAGTCAATCGTCACCACTTTCATTCGGTTGCCCCTACGGACTTGTGCGACACGTAGCTATGGGCATCGAGCGACGACTCACTCATCGTGACGGTATTGAGTGCGGTGCCATAATGCGAGCCGATCTTCTGGGCGTACACATGGGGGGTCTTGTACATGTCTGGTGCGAGCAGTTTGTGGGTAACTTCAGCATCGAACCGCAGGCGGCGCGCGTGGCAGTACGCATCGACCAGCGCGGCTCTCTCTTCCTCAGTAAGGAACCACAGAGGCATGTGGTCTTCGCCTTTAGGTGGGGCACCCGTTGCAAGTGCGGTTAGCTCTTTGCGAATCTCGTTGAACTTCGGGTAGCTGATGGAGCTATCGACCGGCCCAAAGAAATCGTCGGGGTTTGCTTGCAGTTGATCCAAGATGATCGTGACGGCGGGGCTAAATTCACTCATGTACGCTCTCCATGTAGGGGTGGTAGTTACTCTTGGCGGCGTGGATATTCCCCAGTGCCGCGCTTAGGTACTCCAGATTGGTTTCGTTGATGACGAGGGCTAGGCCCCCAGCATCGTCGATTCGTTTTAAGCTTAAAACTTGCAGGGCGGTGGGCTTACCCTTACCGGCCTTGGCTTCGACCCCGATAAACCGCCCATCAAGACAGGCCAGAATATCTGGGGTACCGTTGTTGGCGAACGCGCCACCAATGTAGTTGACGGCGTACGCACCGGCCTCTTTCAAGGCCTTGTGAATCTTGGCTTTGACCTTGGCTTCAGGGGTTGCGGCCATGTGGGTTTCCTTGTATCTCCGCCAGCTTCAGTGCGTAGTGCCGTGCTTTGTTGGCGTCGTCACTGTCCTTCTTGCCTTGGCGCATCGCGTACTTGATGACGTTGCCTTTGAGGAAGCCAACGAACTCGTCGTGCGTGAGCACGGCCTCCATCACAGCCCATGGCTGGATACCCATGTCTTTGTAGTGCTGGCCTCCAACTTGCAGGTCGTCTGCTGTTGTGCCATTGACTCCGTCTTTGATTCCTACTGTCATAAAAGTGCCTCTTCGGTTTGGTTAATCGTTTGTTTCTCTATTGACCGGTGCATCTGCACCAAAATCTTTCCGTCTACTCGGGCGAACGGCCACCATTTCTTTTGTTGGATGAGGGCAGTCACTTGGCGGGGTGACAACGCACCAGACTGCGCTGTACTGGCCCCTTTGCGGGCCTTCCCACCTGTCGATGTAGGTGTCGGGCATGAACTTGAGATACTTGGTGACATTGTGTTTGTCCCTATCAGTAAGCTCTGCCAGTTTGGCAGCGGTGAACCCGTCTGGGTGTGCCCGCAAAAGCGAGCGTAGGTCGCGTACTAAACCTGTTCTCATTTCTCATGCTTGTTCTTGTAGGGTTTGATGGGTGACACGGCGCGAGAGTACACGCCGAACACACGGTACTGGAGCATCTCCTCCTCACGCTTGCGTGAGACACCTTTAAGGAACCCCGGCTCCTCGCCCTTGGCGCGGCGCTTCTCGATCTGGTCAGACTGAATCTGCGCAGTCGTCTTGCCGGTGTCACCTCGTGGGCGGAAGTGGGGGTTGCCCATGAAGATGCTGTCGCGCTTGTGTTTGTGCCACAGGAATGGGGAGTGTTGGTTGCAGTTACAGGTCAAGCTGTCTCTCCTTCTGCTATGCCCCCGGCGATGCGAAACAACAACTGCTTCGCCGCCTTGCGGGAGCGGTAGTCTTCACTGATTTGCTTACGCGACTTTGACGGACGGGGTACGTCTGCCTTGTCACCCACCATGTAGATGCGCGTTTGGTTTCTGCCTACACCCTCCCACATACAGATGTGGATGACGTTGGCTTTGTGCAGGTAGTACGTGTAATCGTACACCGTCAGGATGTGCAGGCCTGTGTCCCGTGCAAGTTCTTGACATGAGCGTGTGCCTTGCATCAGCAGTTGCATCAGCTTTGCATACGTCAGTGCGTTGATCTTGCCGCCACGCTTTGTGACGACGCTACGCCGACCGGTGGGGTCGAGCCGTGTTGTGTTTCTCTTGGTAGTCATTTTGGTTGCTTTGTTTCTAGTATGAACAGTAGATCATCGTATCCGTTTTCAGTGGCGTACTCGTTCCACACTTTACCCATCATGGACGCACACTTCTCAAGCATGTGGATCGAGGCTTCGTGGCGCGGTCTATTTCCATTACGTACAGCGATCTCGTCGCTGCTACGCAACCCATCAGCAAACCCCAACACACGGTTGGCCATTGTGTAGTAGTTCAGTTTCTCTGCGTTCATGTTGTTTCCTTCAGTTGTTGTTTGATGGTCTCTCGTACCTGTGCGATGCGCTTCATGTACGCTATCGCCTGCTTGTCGTCTTGTAGTTGTGCTGCAACAAGCGCATTTGCCTGAATGAAGTGCAAGTCCATCAGGAATCTGTTTATGTCTTGTAGATCGGCTGCTGTCATTTCAAGAACTCCTTGATCTGTTCATACACGCCGTTGCGGGCAGGGTTGTCTGCCTCGAACTTCGTCCATCCGGCATACCGCATCTCGGTTTCAGCGCGGCGCAGTAACTCAATCATCCGTTGCACCTGCGTTTCTGTGTACAAGCCCTCGTCATCGGGTTCGGGCTTTAGCCCAAGATTGGTTTGCCAGTCTTCTTTGCCGTACTCTGCTACGGCTTTCATGTACGACAACTCGCGTATCTTTATCCACGCTACGGGCTTCATGATGCGTACCCCGTTACCAATACATGGTTCTTTGCTTCTTCCAATGCGCCGACAAGTTCAAGTCGGTTCTCGATCTTGGAGCATTTGATTTTGAATTGCCCACTGCCACGGTGGAACATCAGCACAATGACTGCATCAGGCTCCTCGTCAATGGCCTCGTTCAGTGTGGCCTTGGCCGCTACTTTGTACTCATCGAATGTCAGTGATTTCAGTTTGCTCATTGCTTGACCCTCTTGCGGATCAAGTCCGCTGCGTTGTACGGCTCTGCTTCGTCTGCGATCAGGGCACAGGCTTCGTTCTCTTGGGCACGAACCATCTCGGCAAAGCGTTCAATTTCCTCCACAAAGAAAGGCCAGTAATCTTGCTTTGAGTAATCGCCAATTACTTCACGCGCCATCTCAATCACTGTTTTCATGTGTTGCTCCTTGCTCGAATGGCTTGCGCCAAAGTGTCGGCGGTTTTGTGTGACCCCCACTGATTCATCTTCGCGTGCATATCCGCAAGACCATCACACACCTTTGCACACTCCTCACGCTCGTCAGCTATCTCACGCTTCATGTACTCAACAGTCACCGTGTCGTGCTGAGTAGGCTGGTTCTCAGGGTCTGTAAATAGCTGCATCATGGCCCTGCGCTCGTCAGCACGGACAAGCTCGGCAAAGCGCTCAAGGGCCAAGTGATTTGGTATGCAGATGACGCCAAGGTGTTGCATGAACCCCGCTTCTTTTGCCATTTCAAAAACATCTCTCATAACCCCAACTCCTTCAATGCCGCTTGCAGTCCAGCCAATCCACCGACACGCTGATTGTTGATGAAAATCTGAGGCAGTTGACGCACAGTTGGGTGCGCCTTGAGCATCTTCTCAAACTCAAACTCGTCTGTGTCTTGGTGCATCTCGATAAACCCAATGCCTTTGCTTGCCAGTAGGTTCTTTGCTGTTGTGCAGTTAGCACAGCCGAATTTTGTGTAAATGACTACGTTCATTTTGTCAGGCACCTATATTTGTCGTTGTTGATATACCCAAGTTGGCGAGCCGCCTCATGACAAGCGGCTACGCTGGAGAATTCCCCGAGCGGTTTCCAATCTCTGTAGGTTACGATTCTGTCACCAGCCACGATCGCCCAAACAATCAAAATCGTGTTCATGTGTTCTTCTCCTTGAGTTTGGCTTCGATGGCATGGGCAAACCCTTTGAAGTTAAATCTCCAGCCTGCTCCTCTCCCTGTAGAGTTTGCTTCTCGAAGGCTGTCAATCTCCTCATCCGTCAGCCCCACCCATGTGCGCTGTGGTGGTGGGGATGTGTGCTTGATGAAATGCTCGGCAAGTTCTCTGGCTCTGTGCTTGTTGACTCCTTCGCGCACAAGGTTTGCGACAACCATTTCCATCCACGCCACAGGCTCCTGCTGTGCTGGCTGCTCTGCCAGTGCTTCTCGCAGGGCGGTGGCAATGTCACGTTCATCTGCGCCGTCTGCATTTGCGTCAATAAACTCCAGCGCCTGCCTTGCGGCTTTCTCTAAGTCAGTCATTTCTCAATCCTGTTTAGATAACGGTTAATTGCATCCTCATGGGTTGCACCTTCAACCATGACAACATTTCCGCTTAGGTCTGTTCGGACGGGCCAGCGTTTAGTTAGCCCAAGACGCTCTTTGCACTCCCGCAAGCCGAGTTGACCAAGCGTTGCAGCGGAAACGAAAACACCTTGTCCGTCTTTCGTTCCAATGCAAACACTTCCATGCTCCAGCGCCAGCGCCATGCGTGCGGCTTTCTCTAAGCCACTACGTGGCGATAAGTCAGTCATTTGCTTTCTCCTGTTGCTTCGACAATGGCATCACGCAAGAATTGTTCGTGCTCTCTGCCTTTGAGTGCATACAAAGCCCTTCTGCAAGCCTCCAGCAGAGTAGGCGCGGCGGCGATCAGGCGGGCGTCTTCTTCGTTTATGCGCGCAAAATGAATTGGCAGTTCGCCATCCATGCCAATGCCAACACTTGTGCAGACAACCGGGTAGTTGCCTTTGAGTTGAGGGTGCTTCCATTCCGTGTAGATGTTTCTCTCGATGTGCGCCTTGCTGCCGTCTTTGTACGGATGCTTGCGCTCGACAACAATCCACGGCCCCGGTGTGTGCTTGCTCATTTGTTTCTCCTTTCAAGTTTGTCCCAGTGCTCGCCGTAAACGTCCTCAGCCATTGCCCAGTAGAACAACTGGAGGTACATTGATCGCGTGCATGATGGGAGGTCGCTGAACTTACGCGCAAGCTCAAGGTGGCTATCCTTCATGCGTTGCACATAGGTCTCTCTGGTGTCGTCGTTATACGGGACGGTCATCTTTTTCTCGCGGTCTGTTGTCACGATACCCACACCAACATTTCTGGTTTGGCATGAGAATTTTTGGCTGCGCTTTTGGTAGGCGCACAGTGCAATCAGGGCATGGCATACCAAGGCGTTGCCTACGCTCTTTCTTGTAAGCCTTGTACTCGTTGAACAAGTCCCCCATATCACCCATTTTTCTTCTCCTCACATGCGCAATGTCGGCCTTGGTCGCAGTCTCCTGTGCACTCAGTATTCGTTGTGAAGGCAAGCAAGATCGCTATGAGCCTCACGAAAACGAACGCAACAAGGATGGCGATGCAGGCGATACCGACGATGTTCATGAGCGTGTTGTAGATTCCGTAGGTCATAGCGATGAGCCTTTCTTGCACGGCCATGTCTGGTTAAACAGATACTCAATGATGGTCGGCGCAGGCATATGCCGGATGGCAGGTGTATTGACCAAGAAGTTCTTCACCATATCCTGAGCCTGTCCACCAGTCAGCGTGGACGGTGGGCAGTGGTTGGTGCCAGCGCTTGTATCAACCACACCCATGATGTAGCCAAGCGCCAGACCTTGCGTGAACGTGCTGCCGTTAAGATCATCAAGCAGCTTGTTGCCGGTGCGGAACTCTGCGTGTGCGGATGTGCAAGCAAGCAGCGCAACAATGATCGTTTTTTTCATGTGCGGACTCCGTAGGTCATAGCGTTTGCGCTTACTGCGCCCCAAAAATGAGCTTGAGTTTGTCGTACAAAGCACGCGCTTGCACGATGCTCATCGTACTCAAAATTTCGTCAACGGGCGTGTTGCGAATGATCTGCGTGCGAGGAACGACCGGCACGACTGGCGCAACCGGTGCCTCCGGCGCAACGGGCGCCACAACAGCTTTCTTAGCCGCGAGCGTTTGCAGTCGCTTGGCGGTGCGCATCTCATAAGACTTAGCTTTAGCGGCGGCTTCAGCCTGTTTGCGAGCGGTACGCACCGCGTTTGTAGCCGCTGTCATAGCCTTGGGGTCGTACTCTTTGGCGATAGCGTACAAGTACCCGTCCTCAATCCCTACGAGCTTGGCGCGGAGCAACGACGAAACCGTAGCAATCGCAGTTGGCAACGCAATGCCGAAACGTTTAGCGGCAACGTGTGCTTGTTCGGCGCGAGTGAGTGGGGCACCATCCCGAATGGCTTCAAAAATGGTGCGCGAGGCGTTGACTTTTGCGGGTGCAGAAGTTTCAGAAGGCGCAGAAGTTTCAGAAGGCGCAGAAGGCGCAGAAGGCGTCATAGTAGTCTCCGGTTGGGGTTCGTTATCCCATGAGTGGATCAAATTTTTCAGTTGGTCTTGAAGGGTTCCCATACTTTTAACCTTAAAAGTTTTCAGTGCTAAACAATGGATCGTGCTCAGAAAGCACGCGCTCAAGGTCGGGCTTAGTCCACCCTGCGGGCTTGAGAATCTTGCCGTCATCACGACGCACGACCTTGCCGGTCTTCGGGTCTACCTTGGCGAAGTTTGAACGCATGACTTCGTTCCACCCCTCCACCATAGGCCAGCCACGCGAGAGGCCGTAGCCCACCGTGACCACGAGCTTGTCCAAGATGGCATCGAACTCATCTACGTCGTTCGTAGCAACGCGGAACTCATCGTCCTCCTCGTCCATCAGCTTGCGGTACAGCGCCGCTTGCTCGGGGTTGTGCACCGTGGTTGTCTGCCCACACGCACGCATGAAAGCAGCTTGGTCGTGGAACACCGATTGAGGCTGGAGCCGAAGCTCCAAGCGCTCGCTAAGCGCACGCACGATACCGGATTGCCCGTCTGCTTCGCGCAAAAGTTCTTCGTCAGTCAAATTGTCGTAGTTCATACTAGCTCCAAGAATCGCAGAAGGTTGTGGTCTGCGTCAGTTACAAACCACACGATGCAATCGGGTGGCGGTTCATTGGTGTACTTCATGTGCCCACCAACTCGTGATGTAGCCACAATCGCTTGTAGCCATGCAGGTGAACTGTCGATCAGCCCAGTCACCGTGTGCTCAGTGCCGTTACTCCAACAGCGCAAGCGAAACTCGCCAGAGCGTTCTTCGTAGCGGAACTCGTGTTCGTCAGGTGTTGCTTCGTTCAATTCGTGTTTCTTTCTGGTGTACACCATTCGCATGGCGTCGTTGATCTTCCACGAGGGGTCTTCGTTATCTAAGGTAACCTCCCCGAAGAACTGCCCATCACCCCAGTGCTCGGAGTAAGTCCTGCGTATGTCCGAGGGGCTCACTATCATTCGTGTCTTCACTTTGCTCATCTTCTACTCCCCAATCAAACGAACTGAGAATCTGGTCAACTTTCTGTTTGGTAAGGATGCGTGTGCCGTCTTCCTTACGAAGTTCTTCGGGTGTTACGCCGGACAATACGCCCTCCAACTGACGGCGTGCTGACTCAAGCTCAGGGTCATTCGTGATGTTCATCTGGGTCAACAGCTCACACAATTCAAGCGCACCGGTGACCATCGTGTCGTGAAAGCGACGCTTCGTGCCGTCCTCCTCAACCACCAATCGGTCGGACAATCGCTTGAGTGATTCGTACAGGCGTGTCCACGAATCTTGGTTAGCCTGCATCAGCTTGGCATTTAGCTTGCTCTCGTACTGTGCGATCAGGTCGCGTTGTACTTCGCTCTCGATGTCAAGGCGGAAGTCACCTGCAACGGGCAACGGAGTGAACGTCACCTCAAAGCGAAAGCGTTGCTCTACACGGCCACGGCTTGGGTACTCACTGCGATCAAACAGCGTGCCAAGCTGGAAAGCGGCGGCGGCCACGAGCGTGTCGTACTTGTCGAGGAACGCACCCACCAGTCGGTCAAACTCCACACGGTAGCGGTTCATTGCTGACTGGTAGTCCAGCAGGGTCTTGGTCGGGAGCAGGCGGGCGCCTTGGTCGTTCCACGGTAGCGTCAGTCGGTAGTGCTCAGCACGCACACGCGCTTGGAACTTGACCAGCTCGTCGAGCTCTTTGCACTCGGCGAACAGTGACTTGTACACGGAGGCGGCTCGCTTAGAGTTTGCGCCCTTGTTAGCCACGACCTCGGCTTGTGTGGATTTATCTTGCTTGCGACCTGTGTACACAGCGATGTGCAGGTCAACCATCATGGATGAGCGGGCAACGCCCGCAACAATGTTACTCATGTCATTCTCCAAAGTTTTAAGGTTAAAAGTTTCACTCTTGGTTAAGCTTCTTCACAAGGCGCAGGGTGGCGAGGTAGTCGTCGCTCACCGCAGTTAATTGCACCAGTGCGGCGGGGTCAGCCTGCTCGATGAGCAGGTCGTAGTTTTTATCGGAGCCGTGCGAGCCCTTGCCCGTGCCGACCCACTTCTCATGCAGGTACTCAGCGCCATCGAGCATTTGTACAAGCATCGCCACCTTGTTTGCGTCCAGCAGAAAGTTGACGCCGTTGATCTTTACTGAAAATTTCATTGCTTACTCCTCGACCTCGAAGGTCACATCGTTCCATTCGCAGTACGCTTCAAACGATTCCTCGCTCGAAATTTCCTCGTAGTGTTGTTGCAGTTCGCGGTACATCTCGCGCCCTATGCGCTCGCAGTACTCTCTGATCTCGGTCTCAAGA